TGAGGAACCCATTGGTGTAGTAGAAGACTGAGGCTGGGAAGTACTCCATAATCTTAGCCTCACTCCCCCCAGAGATAAGCTTAAGGATCTCTGTCACCTTGGGGGGAGTCCCATCAGAGGTGTTGATAGCTATGCGATTGTATATAGCATTCCTATAGTCAGCATCCCCCCTCCCCATCCTATCCTCACCAACTATACTCCCTAGGATATCAAGCTGTGCCCCGATAGCTGATACAAGGTCTCGCTCATTCATAAGCTGAAACCACATATCCTCTACATCTTGTACCCCTTGGAGGTAGGACTGGAAGAGTCCTCTTATGATAGGTTTGTCGTCCCACTGGGAGAGCATCCTACCTAGACCAAGCTCAACTTGATCTATCAATACAGCCTCTGTCATGTTATGCTCCTGTGACGCTTATATTACCTGTCTCTGCATTGGCAAAGGAGTCTGAGGCTACGGGCAGTACATCAGTAACGTAGCTGCCTGTGCTGAGCTCCCTAACTTCAATCAGTGTTACGATAATGCCAGTAAGGGCAGCGTAGATAAGTGGGTATACAGCACTGGGGATAACATCTGACCCCACACCTAGTGCAGCAACATACTCAATTACTGCAGCTTGGATAGTCTCATCTACGTCTGGAGGAGTGCTCCCCTCAGGGGCTGTCTCCCAAGTGATAGTCCACTCAGTATCGAATGCAGTTGGGCGTGTGAAGTAGACGTTCTGGTTGGCTCCCTCGCTATCCACAATCACCACCAAGGTATCCCCGTAGGACTCTATCCCCGCAGGTTTTGACTCCCATATAGAGTCCCCTATGTCCTCATCAGTGCCTCCTTGGACAACTGCCTCGAAGCTCTTAGGGGGGAGGCCACCACTACCCGTGTTATCCACTAAGGTGACGTTCTCCTCAGCTGTGGCTGAGCTCACCCCTGAGACGTTATTCAGGGAGTCCCTGATAGCCTCTAGGGTACCTTTACTGGACGCCTGCTGGGATACTAATAGCCTAGCCCTGAGCTCTGTATCTGTCTCAGTCTCCCTACCTACGATGTAGTCTTCTGAGTTAGAGGTGCTTACCCAGCCAGAGGTAGTGGTGATGATGCCAGTGACACTCTCGGAGGGGGCTACTACCCCACTGATCTCCACAGAGGAGGCACTAGCGAAGACACTCACTGAGTCAGCTGAGATGTATGTAATAGATGATATGGATATGTTATCATCGTCTGAGGTAGCTATAGTTAGCTCATCAGTGACACCATCTACTGTTAGAGTCCAAGTAGCAGAAGTGTATGTAACATCGTTATATGCCTTAAGGCCGGCTACGATCTCAGCGGCTGTGGCACTTGCATCAGAGGTGAATGTAACAACATTACCATTGATAGTTAATGTGTACTCTGTGGTATCCAACACTTGCTTGACTGTGTAGATGGAGGACACACAAGAGCCCACATTCAAGACTGTGGTGGTGTCTATGGTGAACCTATCCCCATTGATGGGGTTCTGTATGATACTCCCTTGGGTGATAGATGCACCCTCAGTACCCGTAAGTAACTGGAACTCCGTAGTGGATGCTGTCCCAGCTATCCGTGTGATACTGATCAATGCTGCTAGGTTATCTAGGGAGACACCTTCTGCAGTGAGGGGGTTGAAGGCGTCATATACTGCTTGGCCTAGATCCCACTGGGACTGCAGTGGGGTGCCTACTGTGGTGTTGAGCTGGCCCAATACCTCGTCACTCTCTGTGGAGATATTGCTATCAATAAACTCCTTCTCATACCCCTCTAGGTCAGAGATAACCTCTGATAGTACCTTTGTAGTAAATCCTGTGCTGTCTAATCCTGCCATATCCCCTCCAGAGATTAAAGTGTGATAGTATCTGTGGTACTTATTACTTCACCACTTTCTATTTGTGCAGAGAACTGGATAGTTAAGCTCTCTCCTGTGTTGTTGACTGCAGAGGAGTACTCTGTTATACTGACCACGCCATCTACGCTGAGGATTGCTTCCCTCATGTAGGTATCGAAGATATCCTTAGGGATACGATCCCCTAGGAGTTGTACTGAGTTGTTATCATTCTCAAGGTAAGGTACCCCTAAGTTAATGTCAGCGAAGTATTCCCCCTTGAATGCCCTTAAGGTGATCTGTACCTTCTGCCTAATAACTGTCTGTAGGTCAGGGGTAAGTCTTAGCTGTCCATTGGTGAGGTCTAGGTCACCACTACCATCCAACAGTAAATCTACGAATGCCATAGGGGTTCCTTATGGTACGTTGGGTGTGCCTGTCTCACCGTTAATGCCGGTGTGAGTGTGGACATCGAAGTTAGTGGATATCCAAGCGTTAACCTCCTCGGAGATGGCATCACATAGTGCTTCCATATACTTGTCATCTGTTATAGGGTCACTGCCATGTGCGGCTATAGTGTTGGCTACAACCTTCGCTAGGAGTGTCGCCCCTGTAATATCTGTCATATGATTATGCCTGTAGTGTCTCTAATTGCGTTATCAGTGCTTGTATAGCTGCCTGCTCTATCTTAGGCTTAGGGCCATAGTAGGTGAGGGTAGTAGCATCATTAATAGCCTGTAGGATCTGTACTAGGATGTCCACCAGCTCCACACCAGAGTCATTAGTAACACTAAATGTAGTGGAGGTAGTCCCTGCGACAACACCTTCAGCAGCGAAGTTTATATCCCCACTAGTAGTGAGGTTAACCCCATTGCCATTCTCCTCTGAGCGGAACTTAAAGGATGAGTTATTAAACTTAATCTCCATATCCACTGGGTCAGGCTTAAGGCTGTTAGCCGTAGGGTAGAGCCCTGTGATGGCCACTGCATCCGATTGGTTAAATGACCTAGCTACCTCCGGGGTAATCTGCCCCCCAGTGCTCTCCAGCCAGTTCTCTATGCTATACTTATTGAAGACTAGGAGTACTGTATCTCCTACAGCCACAGGGAAGCTTATCATGCCTCCACCTCCACTAGGGAACATCACAGGGACGTTCTCTAGGAGGGCTGGTGCTGATAGGTAGTACCTATCCTCGTAGAGTTTGTTAATGGAGGGCCTTACATCTATAAGGCTATCCTCTTGGAATCTAGCCACCCCTATTACTTCTGCTGGGATAGCTGTGTATACGTGGTTATCTAGGTAGCTGGCTATGTGCCTAACTATCCCATCATTAAAATCTGGCACTTAATCCCCCTAGGATGGTAGTATCTGTTTCTTACACTCCACAACGGTATCCCACTTGGAGCCTTCTAAATCTAGTACATGGCGTAGAGATGATATCTCATACTGACCACTAAGGTCTCCCACCTCTACTAACTTGACAGTCTTCTCTGGGGAGATATCCCCATTGAGGTACGTGGAGAATGATACCCCGTTGAGCTGCTCTTTCTCTGTAGTGAAGTTAGTGGATGAGTCTGTCAGCTGGCTGAGGTTCTCTTTGATATTGTTGGCATTGACCTCTACTACATCCACATCCTTAGCAACAAAGCTCTTAGGCTCAATAAAGAGCCTCCCCTTGGCTGTGTAGCTTCTATAGTTAATGGCGTTACACAGCTTGGCTACTTGCTCAAAGAACTTACCATCGATAATCCACCCCTTGAGGGACTTCTTATCTAGGTTGAAATCTGCCCTCAGGGGTATCTCAGCATCCTCTGGGAGGAAGTTACCCTGAGGGACACCAGCGGAGGCTGCTATAACAAAGATCCTCTCTAGGTTCTGCCTGAAGGTGTTACTTGAGGGGAGTGTCTCTACATGCCTGAAGGTCTTCTTCAGTGTGTAGGAGTCCCCGCAGTACAGGGTTGTGATTGTGTCTGCCCCGTTCTTTGTGGTAATCTTAGTACTTATCTGCCCTATGAAGAGTGTGGGGAGGTCATCCCCATCCTTCTCGTACCCCGCTTGGAGCTTTATGGTAGCCTCCTCTTTGAGGTACTGGTCAGTCTCCTTACTAACATTGTATAATGTTATGGTTGCCTGCTGGGGAGTGGCTGAGACCACATCCTTCTCATATACGATGGTGGCTTGCATGTTCAACTCAGAGATCACTTGTGCATCATTGTTAGTGAACACGTAGTCAAAGTATGCTGGGTTGGAGTTTAGTGCAGGGTCTATCTTCAGTGGATAGATGTATGTGGGGCCTACTGGGTTCTCATACACCCCCTGTACAGCACTAGGGGTCTTAGTTCTTATGGTCTTCTCTGGGTGAGCTATAGAGAGGGAGTATCTCCTCTTGTAGGCTAAGTTACTATCTGCCATGGTTAGCCCTCTAGGAGTTCTGCTATCTCTGCATTAGTGAGATAGGTTAGTACGTAGGCCTTGTTGGAGCCTAGGTTATTAAAGTCTATGTTGTCGTCTGTCTGCCTAAACTTAGTGCAAACTATATCCCCAGTGGAGAACCCCGGTAACCTAAACCTAGTGAAGAAGGCTATATTCTCCACAACCTTGATCCCGAGCTTGATAGCGTTACCGGAGGAGTCATAGACATCAAACCTCCACCCTTCATCCCTACTGTTGAATTTGTACTCTATGGTGTAGGAGAGACCACCTAGGGTGTTTCTAATCTCTGAGTGTGCGTGACTTGGTACTGGTATAGTTAATGGCATACTTCCTCCGTTACCCCTAGAACCCTAGGTAAGTTATCTCTTGGCCTCTATGTACTAGGGGGTCTTGTGGCGGTTCTGGCTCATCAGGCACTGCACCAGAGATAACCTTGTCAGAGGCTTCCTTCTCTATAGACTCATCTACGTCTATAAGTACTGTCTTAGTGACACTCCGGGTAGCTACTCTTATCTGCTTAAACGCCATCTGTATATCAAATGCTGAGAGAGTCCCCCCACTATGTACCGCAGTACCTACTTCCCCGGATTGACTGAAGACTAGCGCGGTAAACACGCAATCATTAAGTACCTCTAAGCTGCCGGTGCAACCGACGGAGAACGTATTCCCGCTTTTCTGTAGTGCTACCAGCCTCTCTGACCAGTGCTTGGTGTAACTATCCCCAGAGACTAATGAGTGGGCACTGGGTTGGAAAGTGTTTATATCAGTGATAACACCCCTGAGGCTCACTACAGTGTTTCTCACAACGTAGTGGTCAGATGCTATGAATCCAGCCTCTACCTTCGAATCCGTAGTCTCTCCACTGAGGGTGTAAGTCATCCCTGTGGTGGAGTCCAGCGTGTAGACAATGCCGTCTTGAGTCAGTATGTAGTACTGCTCTGTGATTTCTGCCATAGTGGTTCCTAATTAGTTATAGCTGAGGACAGTCCCATACTAGCAGCCATAGAATCAGCTACGTGCTGACCGAACTGGTTTGCATCGGCACCCGCAGGGGCTGTGACATTTACCTCCAGCCTCTCTATAGTCGTGTTAGTGCTCTTGTCTGTGCTTGTGGTAGTAGCCCCGCTGTCGTCACTGCCTCCGTAGAGGGAGTTAACACCAATCGCAGCTACTAACCCTACACCAGCTAGTGCGGCGGCACCTAGAGCTATACTGGCACCACTGGTAGCAAAAGCATTAAGTATGGATATCTCTAACATGAGTATCCTAACAGTCTCCCACAAGCTGATCATTGCAGGGAGGCCCTTGGTTACAAGCCACCCTACCCCGGTCACCAGACTACTGGCCCCCCATATAGCCGCTACAATACCTATGACCACTCCCAACGTCTCGAAGCCAGTAACAAGGCTATCTCCATCACCGCTAACTAGGCCCAGTAGCTCTGCCACCTTACCTATAATTATATTGAGTCCCTCAAATAGGGGGGCGAATACCTTACCTATACCATTGAGGATGCCACTGACGGCTATGGTCAATCCTACAATAGCCGCTCCTAGCGTTTTAATGATAGGAGCGTAAGTGGTTAGTACAGCTGTAAGCTGCTTTATTATAAGGGCTGTTGATTCCCTCATACCTCCAGAGAAGACCTCATCCACAGCAATCTGCATCTGGCCTTGGAATCTTCCGATCTCTGCTCGTACACTCTCCAGACCAGCTTGCAAGGCTCCTGTCTCACGGACGGTAGCCCTAAGCTCTTTAGCAAAGGGTACGATAAACTCTTTTGCGGATAGTCCACCACTCTCTACTAGCCTCTCGAACTCAGCTAGTTCCATGTTCATGGCTTCTGCACCGATGATCATGGCGGGGAATTGCTCACCCATCTGCCTACCAAGTTCCTCCCGGGATACCCTACCTTTCGATATGATCTGACCCATGGCTAATAGAACTAAGTTGGCCTGCTCTGCATCCAATCCAAAGGCTGTAGCAGCCTCTGCACCTGACAGGAGTATCTCTCTAGTATCCTCTAGGTTTATGTTTGCAGCTCTGGCACCAATACCTATCTTACGGTAACCATCAGACAGTGTAGACAAGCCCACACCTAGCTCTAGTGAGGTTGACTTGAGTAACTCGAAGTCAGCCGCTGCTTGGTCTGCATCTGCGGACACAGCG